CAACCAGTAGTAGTTATCGGCGGCAGTCTTTTGTTGATATTGGTTTGGTGGCGGTTTATCCATGTTCGGGGTAGCCGGCCTATTCCAGAGGCATTCCTCGCAGGAGTCCTATCTCCTGATTGTGAGAGTGACGGCCCGGGTGGAGAATGGGCTCCCTGTGATGTGGAATCCAGTGATTCTTTATCACGAGGGGACAGTGCCCACCCAGGACTTGCTCGACCAAGCCTTCAGGGAGTTGATAAGGGGGGTGATGGAGTTTTACCGGCTCAACCCAACAGCATTCAACGACGTGGCCGAGCGGTTAAATATTGGAGTCAGGAGATCCGGGTCAAATTTGGATATATACCTAATCGGACCGATGCCTCCCGCCTCGTCGCAGGAGAATGGCTCCGAGGTGAGTTGGCGTCCAGACACACCCGATCATGTGACATCAATTGCATCGTCCCCATCGTCGTCGAATCCCTTTTCATCCCCAGTGAGTCCGACATCATTGCTGAGCGCATTAGGCACTCTGCAGTTGTGAAGGCTCGCAAGGCGGAAATGTCCAATGCGTGGCAACAGAAGTGAGGGTGCCAAGTTTCGTGTGAGGGATTTACAACTCGGGTGTCACGCTCCCCTTCGTTCGTGATCCCAATGAAGGTCACACAAAAATTTGGTATCTCTAAAACACGTAGGTTTGATAGGTTGGCTTACGTGTGTTCCGGTGGTGAGTGGGGCGTCCACAACCACAACCTATCAAACGTGGTGCGGGGGTTGAAGGAAAGGGTGTATTGTGTTGAAACTGTAAAAGGGTTAGCACGACCACCCCGACCTTTGCCGGGCGTGTTTGATCGACTGAGGGGCTTTACGTCCCAGCTCTTGAAATGTCTTGGTTCATGCCACCGCTGGAGTGATGAGCAATTTATTGCCTCCTACCACGGTGCCAAGAAGGCGTTGTATGAGAGAGCCATGAGCAGCCTCACCCAAAGGCCTTTGTTACGCTCTGACGGTTGGTTGAAAACGTTCGTAAAGGCGGAAAAACTCAATTTGAGTAAGAAGCCTGACCCCGCTCCTCGCGTTATCCAGCCTAGGAACGCGAGGTATAATTGTAAGGTAGGGCCTTACCTGAAGCCCTTGGAGCATCGCATTTATGGTGCGATCTCCAGGGTCTTCGGTGACGTCACTGTCATGAAAGGTTTTGATTCCTTCCAGCAAGGTGCTATTCTTCGCCGTAAATGGTGTCGGTTTCATAATCCTGTTGCTGTTGGTCTTGACGCGTCTCGGTTTGACCAGCACGTGAGTGGAGACGCCCTGAAATGGGAGCATTCCATTTACAATGCTGTATACCGAAGCGAAGAATTGGCTAAGCTGTTGGGTTGGCAGATCGATAACGTGGGGCGGGCATACGTGCCAGATGGCGTCGTTAAATACAACGTTACTGGATGTCGGATGTCTGGCGATATGAACACAGCCCTTGGCAATTGCCTCATCATGTGCGCGTTGCTCCACACTTTGTTAGCTGAGCGTAGGATTATAGGTGAAGTGGTGAACAATGGTGACGATTGTGTTGTCATTGTTGAAGCACATAACCTTGACGCCCTTACAACTGACATTAAGTGCTGGTTCCGCGATTTCGGGTTCACCATGAAAGTGGAAGAGCCAGTCGCGGTGTTTGAACAGATTGAGTTCTGTCAGATGCAGCCCGTTTTTGATGGTGAGGCCTGGCGTATGGTCCGCAACCCTCGGATCACGCTTGACAAGGATGGGATTAACCTCCGACCAGGAAACGTGCCGTTTGGATCTTGGTTGTCCACTGTTGGTGAGTGCGGGTTGGCCCTTACCAATGGCATACCGGTTGTGCAGGAGTATTACCAGTACTTACAGAGATGTGGGACTGGGAAGACATCCGTAGAAACGACCGGCATGACTTACCTTCGGGGAAAGTTGGATTGTAAATATTCCAAGGTCAGCACCGAAGCACGCGTTTCCTTTTGGAGGGCCTTTGGAGTACCTCCCCACATTCAAGAATCCATTGAGCGTGAGCTCATGGGACTTGATGGGTATGATGACGGTGGCTCGATGTTGGTAGCGGTACCAGCATTGACTTACCTTCGATTTTAACATGGTTAAGTCCAAGAAAGCGCAACGTAAGTTGCCCAAAAAGAAGATGCCACAGCCCAGGTCTCGGCTTGGCGGAATCACTTTAGATGGTCAGGCAGTAGATCATATCAATCTACTGGCAGACCCCTGCCAGGGAAAGCTGGTTGCACCAGCCTACCCTAGTACAGGTGGCGG